TGTTCACCCTCTGGCAATGGTTCAAGACCCGGTTCTTGGTTCAGAATTGCTTGCTGAACCATCTGCTTGACGATATATCCAGCCTGACCTTGGAGAATTGCATTAGCAATTCGTCCACGCAAAGAGTTGGGGTCTGTCTCGTTTTGAATGATTTGAAGCACGGTTGGGGCATACTGCTGAAACAGCATGTCGTCATTTGTTGCAGTATTTGGCGACGTGTAAGTGCCAGAAAGAACGCCAAGATATGGCGAAAACAGACGTGACAGTTCAGAGGAACTTAAATTGGCACTATCGCCAGTAAGCATTGCGGCAAGAGCCAACAGTTCTCGTTCGTCCATACCCTATAAGTCTTTCGTTACTTAGAAGCCGGTACGGCGGGCTTCAAGTAAAGCCCTTTGCTCTGGAGTCAATGTTGTGCCAGACTCCTCAGGGCCGACAACATATCCACCACCAGCCTCCATAATCGCATTAAGCAGGGCATCCTTGTACTGTGCTGCAGCCATCTCTTGCTCAAGCCTTGACTTAGCCGTGTCTTGCTGAATCTGGAACAAAGCATTAGCCAGTTCGGATTCACCCCTGCTCTTGTATTGAGCCTTCTGTTGTGCCAGTCCAGTATTTGCCAAGTTAAGAGCCATTTGCATTTCAGACATTCTTGACTGGTTGCCCAAATCTGCCTGAGATGAAAGAACTTGAATCAAGTTCTTGAAGTTCTCTGCGCCTTGCTGTGCGTTACGTTGCTGAACATCTACTTGAGCCTGAATATCTGGAGATGTAACACCATAAGCCTGAAGGAATTGTTCCATTGGATTTGTTGCTGTTGGCATTGAAACAGACAAACCAGCATAAGGATTATTTGGATTCTGAGTTAGATAATCCTGAAGTCGTCCGTAACCTTCTTCGGTTAATCTCTGCGCTTCACCATAACCTTCGTCAATGTTGCCAAGTAAAGATGCAAAGTTTTCCCTTGCATTCTTTTCTCTTCCTCTGCCAAGTTCCTCAATGCCAGCAATCATGTTGCTGTATGGAGTCATGTAATCCCCACCAGCAACACGTGCCTTCATTGCATTAAGTTTTAGGTCTGCAATTCTTTTTGCTTCAGCATCCTGTTGTTTTTTGTATAAAAGTTCCGCATAAGCAACATCAGCACTAGACAGTTTTCTACCAGAACCAGAACCAGAACCAATACCACCATTAACACCACCGTCACCAAGGTCAGATGCATATTGACGGTAAATTGCACCAGCAGTTTGTGCTGGAGTAAAATATGTTTCTGGGTTTGACGTTATGTATTTGTCAATATTGGTTCTATCGCCCTTGTCGCCAACCATTCCACCAAGCCAAGTACCGTAAATACCCGGCTCAGTCTTTTTCTCCTGAGTATCTGCTGAACCGTAAACTGTAACTGCCATTATACACCTGCCCTGTATTGAAGTATTGCCTGAGCGTCTTGTGCGATTTGGCGAGCCTTATCTGCTTCCAAATCTTGCAAGGTTTGATTAAATCTTTCTTGACGCATTCTTTCTTGCACATCTTGTTGACCCAATTCCAAAGCCAAATCTTGTGCTGCTTGACTTTGACTTCTAATTCTTTCTGTTGCAAATTCACGCATTGCTCTAGCAAATGCACCAGACCTGATGTTTGGTGAAAGCATTCCACGGCGACCATAACCTGAAACAACCTGTGGTGCTGCTTTTTCATAACTACGAGACATATCCGCCAAACTTCTTTCACCACGTTGCTGTGAAAGTGTTCTTGCAAAAGCGTTCATTGAACCTTCTGCTGCGTAATTTTGCATTAATTGTCTGCGTTGTGCCTCATAGACACTTGGGTCATACGCCATTATGCATTTTTCCTTCTTTGATTTGCTTCATAAGCCTTCTTACGAGCATCTTCCATATCTGCAATTTTCTTATTCAATTTATCTATTTCAAGAATTATTGCATTGGTAATCTCACGGATTGCAACAGCATCCGTGGACTTCAATGTGTTAATTGCTGGAATAGAAATCTGATTCATCAGCCAAATACCTGACCTGCCAAAACAGATTGGTCTGTTTCAGCAATACTTGCCGGAACAGTTGTTTCAAGTTTTGCGTAAGTAACTGTGCCGTCAGCAATCTTGGTGGTCGTAACAGCATTAGCCGCTAACTTTGCGTTAGTTATTGCAGAAGAGTCAATGTTTGTCCCATCAGACAAACCATTGACATACAACTCAACATCAGTAAAGTTCGCATTAACTTCTGATGCCTCTGCAATTGTTCCACTTGTAAAAGTGTGAGTAATTGTAATAGCCATTATCCAGTAACCTTTCGTGTATTAAATTTGTATGCAATGCTGTCAATACCCCAGTACAAACCTTCTGGTCCGGTAAACAACAATTGGACAGAACGAGCAAGACCCAAGTTAGAACCACGAAGAACTTGAGCACCAGCAGCCTGAAGACCCCACTCCCCAGAACCCCAATAACCTTCACCCCACAACATTCCGCTAGCAGATGCATCTAAATCTATATTGAACGTTTTGCGTTCATTGCCAACTGCTTCTTCAAAGTTATGAAAAACCTTGACATTAATTGTTCTTGCCGTATCAACCTGCTTAACCACAACATCTGGTCTACGCCACATTTTCTTCATTGAATACGAACGACCATCAACCCAGCCAGTTCTGTAATAAGAACTAAAAGAAGTCTCTGTGCCAGCCAATAAATCTTTTTCTTCCGTATAAACATCAACCTCTAAAACACGTGGAATGTTTGGATGAATCATGTATGGTTTTGATACTCCAGATGCGTTAGTCCAATCGGTTCCTCCGATTGGCGCATAACCATCAGCAATTTGAAATGCTGTCCAAGAACCATTATTGATAGTTGGGTCTAGCACAAAACAAGTAGATGAATAGTTTACTGATGTTGTTCTTGAGTACGGCATTGAAAGCCAAACTTTATCGTTAGCGTAAGAAACGCTAATCTTGTCATCTGCTGCAGAGTTTATATGCCCATCTGGATACATTGATTTTAGATTTGAAAACACATCAACAAGTTGTGTTCCATTATAAAAATATAAACCTTGTGGATGAGCAAAGAAATAGACACCACTTGGAGCAACCGCAACATGTTCGTGCATTAATGCACCAAGTTGTGGGGACAACTGAACTACTTGAAAATCTGCAAAATCATATCCATAAACAACATAAATTGCAGTCGGTTTGAAAACAATGAGTTGACCTGAAACAACCGCTAAAGCGGTTATGCCTTCTCCACCACCTTCAAAATCAATAAAATCATCTTCGTTCCAGTTATCTGGAATTGATTCCAAAGACCATCTAACACGATTTGGATAAGCAACTGAATCTTCTATTGTGTTGGCAACAACCATCTTATTTGCATGAATCATAATATGTTCCGCAGTTGGCATCTTGTGTGCTGATGGGTCTGCTGTTGCTTGCCATGCATTAGGTGAAGTACCAGAAGCAGTTAACGCTGTTGCATACGTATCTGTTGTAATCCAAGAATAACCACCACTACCAGAAGTACCAGTAGTCATATACAAAGTCTTACCCCAAGCAACCATACAAGAACCATGAGTTGCAGAAACAGTCACATCATTACCGGATGAATACTGCAACGTAGTGAAGTTCCCACCAGTTGACTTATACACCTTTGTGCTATTAGCCAACATCAAATGAGGTGTAGCACCGGGAAATGCATACAACTTATGAGGAGCCCATGTGCCAGAAATTGCAGTATCATTAATTTCACGCATACCACCACGGGCAAACAAACCACCACGAGGGTCAACTTCAACATTCAACATGTCAGGTGACTCATTACGAGCCAACTGAAACTGGTCAGCCCTAAGGTTCAGACCACCTGTGAAGTCGTCGTAGCGTTCAACGGATACATTGCTCATTGTCCAAGTGTCGCTCCAAGCGTCTGCAACCAGCGACGCATAGTTGGATACTGACGACCAGCAGACATGATAACTGGTTGTGCACTTGATGCTTTCATCAAGTCACGACGAGCGAAGGCTACGCCTTCTTCAAATGAGTTCATATACATCTGTGACAACTGTGCATCTTCTTGACGTTGATAAACACGGGCTAGCACAAAGTAAGGAAGAAGTGCATGGAACCATTCATCAAGGTCAATTGTCTCTTCTTCGTCAGTTAACCATGTGTAAACAGGATTTCTATAAGCACGAATAGTTATTGGATATACGGCATCAGGCTTAGCCCACAATTGCAACTTCTTATCCCAGAATGAATAAAAGTATGGTCGTGAAGCCACATCTGTATTGCCAAGCCAAATGTCCTCTGCTTGGTTGTAGTCAATCAAAGTTAGACGATTACCAGATGTACTGGAATCAACAACAGAAATAATTTCTCGAATGTCACCAATTGACGAGATTGTGTATTCACGTTGACCAATAACGGTGTTAAATGTATAAGTCTCTTGAAGCCAAGGCCACCTACGCTCAAGTGAATAAATGCGTTGAAAACCCTCACGAGCAAACTGGTCAACAATAGAGTTGGGCAAATCCACTTCATCTAAGTCAGCCATATTTCGCACCTGTGTGCGAAGTTCTGTGAGGGTAATACTCATTTAGCCTTCTCCTGCGACCTTAAATGTCCGATGCAATAGTCCGTGCCCCGTGCCTTTGGACCTTCACACGTGTCCTCATTGGCTATACAGCGGTTGCGACCTACATACGGCGCAGATGGAGCAGCAATCTTTGCTCCCGCTGTTGGGGCTAGGCGGATACCAGATACTGGTTGTCCGTAATAAGAATGGGCAGGTACGGCGTTTTTCATATACAACT